AAGAATGATAGAACTTTTATTCAAAAGGTTGTTGTAGGTGTTTCAAATAACCCAAAGTTTTCTATTATTGGTGCGTCGATTCTCCTTTTGGCTATTCTCCTAATTGTATACTATATACGACGCTAAAGAAGTACTCGAGACGAGATTCATCTTGCGTTCTTTGAACAAGATCCAATAGGGTATCTTCACAAAACTTTTTAATAAACTCCCTCTGCCAAGCACTCTTAATGTTAATCCAAGGTGGCTGGAATGTGGGATCTAGAATTTTGCTCGCGTGCGCTACTCGAATATATGTATGAATGTTTTGTCTATCCGCGATAATGTTCTCGACGGCAAGTTCTGCCATCTTTTGGCGAACTTCGAGGGTCTTTTCACACATGGTGTCTAGGAACTTTTCATATGGAATTGATTGTGTTTTAGATGTGAGAACAACCCAATCGGCGAGGGGTTTTGTATTTATGTAATCAATGTAGGTCATATAACCTTTGCCTCTCACAAACCGTTCGTGAACAATTTCAACATAATCAAGTTCAGACTCAACATCGTAGACAGCCTTAGCTGACTTGATGAAAGATGTCATTTTGATCTACAGACGAATATAATCTCTAAGTAATGTAAAGAAATATGTCAGTTGTATCGATGCTTGCGGGTGTTGGTCTTCTCAGTGTATGTTGCCTTTCTTCAAGCGTAGCAACGACTATGATGGGTGGTCAGAAGGGACCCTCGGCTATGGGACCCTCGTCCACAGGACCCTCGACCACAGGACCAGCCCCTCCAACGAGTATTAAGTCACTCGAAATTTTATCGAATGTACCAAACAGTGTGACTCTCACAGGAGTTCAAGCTAATAGTCCTTCAGCATTTAATGCAAAAACGAAAGCTGTATTAGTCGCAACTATTGCAATTGACAGCGATTCCGAAGGTGTTATATTTGAATCTGGGGGAGGTGGACCTGGAGTTGTATTGTACGCATTCGATGGAACGCTCTATTGTCAGGCTGGACAAGGTAATGTTGCCGGTGGAACTATAGAAGTTTCTCGGATTATACCATCCACTCTCAGTAAAACTAAAAAAACTGAAGTAGGTGTTTCATTTGATGTGTCGGTTACTCCATCTCGAGCACGATTATTTATTGATGGGGTGGAAGTGTATAGTACCACATCTGGGGCTACACCATCTTTATCTGGTCCAGACCTAGCTGGTTCGGGTAAAAAGTATGGTGGTTTATCAGTAACACGTTTAACTCCATATACCGATTATTCGGATACCATATACGATGTAACATTGTATCCCGATGTGTACATAGAAGCATAATATAACCTAAGTCACCCCACCCCACCTTAAAACTCAAGTAAAGAAATGTACTCCACTATCGCCAACAACAGTTTTTCCTATCTTCTCACTCTTGATGAGTTTAGGAAAGAACTTCCCGATGAAACGAGACCTTCTTGGATAAAGATTACAACAATCACTATGGTCTCAAGCTTTATCCAAGACATTGATATTAAAAAACTTCGCCACATCTTTGAGAATTTGGAAACATTCAAGTTGAGACGATCGGGTACTAAGGGAGATTGTGGTTTTGAGTGGAAATTGAAGCCCACAACCTTCTATAACCAAGTGACTCTCACATATCACGATAGTTACAGTACCAAGTCTGTCAAGGTGTTCCCAAATGGTTCTATTCAAGTGGCTGGATGCTGTGATCTCTTTGACTGCAAGCGTATCATTACCCAGTTGACCTACATTTTCAAGACTTTTTTGGGAATGGAGATGCAGGTTCCAGTTGATTCTTTCAGAGTTGTCATGATCAACTCAAACTTCAGTCTCAACTACAACATCAATCTCATGCGAGTGGCCCAACACTTTGAGAATCACTCGGACATTTTCAAAGTTTCTTTTGAACCAGACAGATACAGCGCCGTCAAAATCAAGTTCAAACCCGCTCAAGATATGAAAGAAATTACGACAAGTATCTTTTCAACTGGCAAAATTATCATCACAGGTGCAGAAACTCTCAAAGAGATTGCTTTTGCTTACAATATCATCAATCAACATATCAACGATGATCCCCAGATTCGTGTGTCACCCACCGTAGAGACAGATGTCTTTGATGTATTCTTGGGACACAAGTGTGAACCAATGATCCAACATCTCAGAAGTAAGGGATTTAATTCCTGGCTTCAAACGATTGTCAACAGGCAAATTAATTTCTAGATGTATTTTAATATAAGATGTCTCAACGACTTGGTATGGCCGATGGTCGATGCTTCACCATCAATTCCTCAGCCCAACTTACAAACAACTATTTGATGAAACAAAATGGTATTACATTTGAAGATAACTACAACTACCGTCAACTTCTTCAAAAGCAAGGTCCAGAACTTCTTAACAAAGTTCAAGAACAATCACGAACTACCTGTGACCCATGCGATCGATACACCGATATGTCCAAGATTTACTAACTGAGCTAAATCACGAAAAAAACTTTAAACCCATACTCTAGAATGTCACAATGTGCCATATGTCTCAATGAAGTCAGATCAACGAGGACCAATTCTCCGATCAGATGTGGACATATGTTTCATTCCCACTGTCTAGAGGAATGGAAAAGTAAAGGTAAGAATACTTGTCCCATATGTAGAAAAGTATTTGACGTTTCGCAGTTTAAGGTGACGGTGACGGTTCAGAACAATTACACAGCGCAGTCGAACGCTGTGTCATTGCAGAGTGAAGCCATTTTCAATATAATGGATATATTTGATATGTCTTTTGATGTTGAAAATACAGTAGATTTAGACAGTCTTCTGTCTGACCTTGGGATGAGTCTTTCCGACCTTGATTCCCTTGTCCTTGACGCAGAATGAGCTGCAGTACGTCTCATAGTTTAGTCCGGGGTAGTTCCTATCCGCTTTACGAGGATCCTTAATGGATTTACCAGATGCATCAACCAGAAGTGGACCCGTGGCCCACCCCCGCTTGTGGCTGAAGACATTGGCTCTAAAAACGATTCTCTTATTTGGCATAAACTTACCAGCACGCTTGACTCTTGACAAAGGTATTTTGAAGAATTTGGCGACAGATTCCTGTGTATCACCTGGCTTAACACGGTATTCCACGACACCGTGTTGAACATAGAAGTGGAAGTCTCCTTGACGAATATAGTTTGTTGGTCTTCCAGGACACACAAACATCATCACCTTATAGTACCCCTTTTTACACTTTTCATTGGGTTTGACACGATATATCTTTGCGGGGTTATCCGAAATAACGCGCTTTGGGAGACTCGTACAGTGTGTATAGTTGTGGTTTCTATTGGAAAGACCCGAGCGATCACCTGGAATAGATTTTTGAAATCTATACGCTTCATAGTCGCCCACGGCATATGCATAACAATTGTTATTGCCTATACCAGTAGAAGTTCCCCAACGTTTGTTGGTGAATTTTCTTTCAGACCCACTGAGAGGGAGGTCCTTCATTTGTAGTGTATGTAGAAAAAAATATCATTAATAAGTAAAATGCAAGTCCTCGACCGTGTCGCCAAGTCTCAAACCAAGTCGGACATGCTCACCGAGCTTCTCCTCTTCATTCTTAACGTTCTTATCGCGACCTTCGTTCTCCGTTTCGCGTGGAACCGATCCCTTGTGAAGCACATTACCGTTCTCAAGCCAATTTCTACCATGCTTGATGCTTTCATCCTCGCTCTCTCTTTGAGCATTATCCGTGCTTAAATCTCACTGTAACCCACGATCTTTTCCCCATTGGGGCTAACAAGAGTTGGGAAGGCTTCCATGCCTGAACAACCTTCTTTTTCACAGTCAACAAACTTGAATGGCTTATCAGCCTTTTTCATGTACTCCAACTGTTTACGAGTCCAACCACAGCCCATGGTCCCGTAAATAGTCCACTGTTCTCCATTTGAAACTGACGCACTGACGGTAACATCAAGGCGTCGCTTTCCTGTTTGGGAGAGAATCAAAAGATCAATGAGGATGAGGAGAGCAAGAAGCCACATATTTTATACTATACGATTACATATTTTTTATGAATTTACACATTTGTTCTTTGGTTAAGTTTGAATCTAATTTGAACATTTTGACTAATTCTTCCTTCTTGTAGAGACGACACTTACGCCGATCAATTTTGAGATCACCATTCTTGTTGATGAATATTTTTGGTTTGTTAACCGCAATCTTCTTTTCAATTTCACGAACTTGTGACATCACGGATGGTTTGCGTTTGGCAATACCAGGTCTCTTTGGTGGAAGCTTCTTCTTTTCAGCTTCCTTTTGAAGAACAGCCCTCGCACGACGAATGGCGCTCAT